GAAGGTAAAGTATTTCTATACAAGTATGGAAAGAAAATCTTTGACAAACTTACTGCAGCGATGCAACCTGAGTTTGAGGATGAGGAAGCAATCGATCCATTCGATTTCTGGCAAGGTGCTAACTTCAAATTGAAGGCAAAGAACGTAGCAGGATACAGAAACTATGATAGTTCTGAGTTTGCTGCACAAAGTCCTTTACTTGACGATGATGATGCAATGGAAGCTCTCTGGAAGAAACAATTCTCTCTCGCTGAGATTGTTGCACCAGACCAGTTCAAAACTTACGATGAGTTAAAAACTCGTTTAGATTATGTACTTGGTAACAAGAAGTCCGCTGCACCACAATTCGAGGAAGAGGACATTGATCGTGGAGAAGCAGAAGAGTTAGTAACTGCTGCTGTTTCAAAACCCACTCCTGCTGTAGCAGAAGAAGAGGATGATGCGTTATCCTACTTTGCTAAACTTGCAGAGGAGTAATGAAATATAATCAACTCTGCCTTACTCTCTTAGTAATAGCAGCTTGGATTAATTTAATTTTTAAATAGGGGTCTTATGACCCCATTTTCTTTATGGATATAGAAGTTATAGATAATTTTCTTGACAAAGAAAGTTTTAACAATATACAAACAATATTATTAAACACTAAATTCCCTTGGTTTCTTAATCAGGTTTTAGATGACGATTTGTCTAATACGCAAAAATATAATTTTCAATTTATTCATTTTTTTTATGATGGTATAAATCCCTCTATATTTTTTGAAGAACTTCAACCAATAATTAAAAAGATAGACCCTCTAGAAATTAAATATGTAAAATCAAATTTATTAACCAGAACTCATGAAATAATTAAACATGGTTTTCATGTAGATATCCCATCTTCACCATCTAATTATAGGACTTCAATTTTTTATGTGAATAACTGTGATGGATATACTGAATTTGAGGATGGAACCAAAGTATTTTCTAAAGAAAATAGATTCGTTACTTTCCCCACTAAAATGAGGCATACAGGGACAACCTGTACAAATAATCATATAAGATTAGTAATAAATTTTAATTATATAATTAAGGATTGACGGTTTCAGTATTTTCTGTTGATGCTAATGTAGATGTTATGTAATTTGAACTCTTGTCATAGCGAATCACATCTCTAAAATCATTGATGAATAATTGTAGATAAGCAGGATTTAACACATCTATTTCTCTTCTTTTTTCATTTTCAGTATATTCATATTCTAAATTAGTAACTGCACGAGCTATATTATCTGTGGCAACAGTATATTCATCTTTATCATCTAATTTACTGTTACCTGCTTGTGATATCAATGTGTATTCAGTATTATATTTTGTCCTTGCACCATCAATTCTAAAATCAGCATCCACTATTAATTCTGGAGGCAATATCAATCTATTATTGTTATCTCTTATTTCAAATGTTTCATAATGATGATTTGCATTCATCTCTACTTCAGAACCGTATTTTGATAGTGCAAAATCATACACCTGATAATCATGCATAGGCCACTCATGAGTGATATTTGTTATTCCAGAAACTAAAATAACAATGTAGTCTAGAGTAGGATCGCCATACAATTCCTCTGCTACCATATCTGGTCTATCACCAATACCAATAGTAAACTTATCAAGTATACTAATATTATCTTTTAAGTAATCGTAAATTTTAGTACGACGAAATAAATTTTTTATTAGCACATAATCCCTAGAGGAATTTTTATGTGCTAATGGTGTTTGAAACGCAATATTAGGTAACTCTCTAAAATATCCCATTAGTATCCTACCCCCATAGATGATGCTGAATCAAATGTAAATGGATCGTAATCCTCAGAGTAGATTGGGTTGAGTTCTTTGAATGTTAGATTCATTCTAATGCTAACAGGAGAACCATCAGAATAACTTGCATATGTTCCAGTATTAGTGTAATTCACATTCATTCCAGTAAGGGCACACATTTTAAAACTATTCAAAAATGGATGATCTTGACCATTATGTAAGTAACGGAGTGAAAATACATCAGGAGATTTAAGAAATATACCACTTGCACTTCCACCATTTAAAGTACCAGCTTTGGGAGACATTGCCATTTTAAATTGTCTTATAATTCTTTTTACCTCTAACATTTCTTCTGCGTATCTTGGTGTAAATGTTACGCTGAATGGGAATGTTCTCAAACTTACTCCACCAAATAATAATTCTAAGTTAGAGTTTAATACTTGTCCTGTTGTTCTAGCGATTAAAGAACTACGATTAACGTTTCCACCCAGAGCATTGATAGCTGCACCACTTATACTATTTGTGATTGCATTTCTTATCTCAGGTGATAATCCTGGTAATTGTATATCACCTTGAAGTAAATCTAGTGCTTCCTGAAATGTGCCACCTGCATCCTTTTGAAATGCACTTGCAGCAGCGACTCCAGCAAGTTGAAATATGTTCATCTCATCTTCACCCCAAGTCACTACATTAGAATCATTAATCTCTTGAGGTATTGGTAACTCTACATAATATTTGATTTTTTGATTTCGACTCATACGACTATTTGCATCAGTCGCATTCATTCTAAAATTACTATACTTAGTATATTTGTCTCCTTTTTTATATACTTTATTACCTATCTTACCACCCTCTAAAACATCTTGAGTTGTTTTATCATATTTTAATGAAAGACCAGTACCACTTGTAGGTGGAATATATTCAAGACATTTTATAAGAAAAGTATCTCCAGTATGTTCATTGGGACCTCTTGCAAGAGGATACCCTAATCTCATCTTTAAATTTTGTCTTCTTGGAGTTTGTTTTTTTGCATTTGTGCTACCTACAGGTTTTGTATCACCCATAAATGCTGTTTTCTTCGCACCATACTCCGAAGTAAAATCAATATCTTTACCTTTCGTCTCTTGTAATTTTCTATTTTCTTCTGGATCTGGATGAAAAGTCGCTAACCCATGCTTTTTTATTAGCTCTGCCCTTGTAGGCTTGCTATTTTTTCTCATCCACTGCCGTTTGACTGGTTTTGATGGCATTATCTCGATCTATTTTTAACTATTTAGACGTATTTTGACAAAAGGTAAAGTTCTAAGATCTCTTAACTCCATTTCATCTACCTTATATAACCCACCAACCACCTCTGGAAACGTATATTGTCTCATTTCTCCCCAATGATAATTTAAACCACGAAAACCCCATTGAAAAACATCCGTCACTGCTACTAGTGGATGCTCGTCATAAGCTATATTTGGTGTTTTTGGTTTATATACAAAAACATAAAAGTTACCAGCTTCAGGAACATTACTACCTTCAGTTAATACTCCTAATATCTCTTGTGCTAAATCATCTGGACTTTCATTGCCCACAAGATTTTTCATTACTGGGTCGAGTCTACTCATATTCCTAATTCTTTTTCTGTTACTACTTTAAATTCCCATTTACGATCAGCACAAAATTCTTTTGCCATTTTCCATTTTGCTTGGTTTTTTGCATATTCATATGCTTCACGAATATATCCCTTTGTTTGTCTTTTAGGTTTGATTGGTGGTTTTGTTTGTTTTGCTGGTTTGACCTCAATCACATAATTTTTTATTCTTCCGTTTGTTTCTTTCACTTTCATATAAAAATCTGGGAAATATCTATGCACTCGATTATCAATCGGGGAGCGATAAGGTATCGCAATCTCTTCACTTGCCCACTCTAATATATTTTGATTCTTATCACAATACACCATAAACTTTCTTTCCCAAAGTGATCTGTAAATTATATTAGTTGGATCACCTTTGTACTTTCTAGGAAATGATGGATAGTATTTTCCCTTATAAGACATCTAAATAACTATACTATAATTGTATTTAGAGTGCCAGCACCAAGACCGAGTAGAATATCAGATATAATGCCTAAGTTGCAGAATGTAGCTCAGACATCAAATTATTTTGTAAAATTTTCATTACCACCAACAGGTTTAAGATCACACTTAAGAAGAAAAGGAATAAATGATCGTTTTATAGCTGAGGATGTTGGTCTTCTTTGTTATGATGCATCTTTGCCTGGTAGTGCACTTGCATCACAAAATATCACAGGTGATTTTCAAGGTGTCGTCGAAAGATTTGCTCATACTCGTAACTTTACTCAGATAAATTTTGAATTTTATGTAGATAATGAATATAAGTCTCTAAAGTTTATAGAACACTGGATGGAATTTATAACTGGTGGAAATCAAGTAGATCCTGGTGGCGATACATATTATTTTCAATTAAATTATCCATATGAATACAAATCTAATGATACTCGTATTGTAAAGTTTGAGAAGAATCATTTTCAATTCTTAGAATATCGTTTCATTGGTTTATTTCCACTATCACTTAACTCAACCAAAGTTCAATATGGTAATACTCAGGTTTTAAAAGCAACAGCACAGTTTAGTTATGACCGATATGTTGCTGGTGAGTCTTCATCATTAGCTAGAGATTTAAGAAGAGCATATAACGAGTTAGGATTTGGAAGAGGTAATGTAGTAAAAGATGGTATGAGTTTGAAGAATTCACAATTAAATTCTTTAGCAGAGAGATCAACTTATAGTTTTCTGAATCAGGATAACCCTGTTGGTGAATATACTCAACTTACTGACTTCTCTAACCCTGTTCAAATGTCTATTAAAACATTAGGAACCATAGGTGCAAACCCACCTGGCATAAATCCATAATTTGTGCTATAATAAGTTTACAAAACCACTATAAATAGTGACACTGAAGTGCTTAGAATATTATGCCTTTACCAAAAATTGCAACACCGACTTACGAATTGGTGTTACCTTCGTCAAGTAGAAAAATAAAATTTAGACCCTTTTTAGTTAAAGAGGAAAAAATTTTGATTCTTGCAATGGAATCTCAAGATTCTAAACAAATTGCAAACGCAGTTAAAGATGTTATATCTCATTGTATACTTACAAGAGGTATAAAGGTTGAAAAATTATCCACATTTGATATTGAATACTTGTTCTTAAATATTCGTGGTAAATCTGTAGGGGAAGATATAGAAGTTATGATTACTTGTCCTGATGATGGGAAAACACAAGTTCCAGCATCTATTAATATTGACTCTATTAAAGTTATTACTAGTGATGAACATGAAAAGGATATTAAATTAGATGATCAATATACATTAAGGATGAAATATCCTTCTTTGAATGAATTTATTAAAACTAATTTTGCTGCGGCTGATAATGTAAATGTTGATGATACTTTTGATTTAATCGCATCATGTATAGATCAAGTGTATAATGAGGAGGAATCTTGGACTGGTGCAGACTGCACTAAAAAAGAATTGAAAGATTTCTTAGAGCAGTTAGACTCAAAACAATTCAAAATGGTTGAAAAGTTTTTCGAGACAATGCCAAAATTATCACACACGGTCAAAGTTATCAATCCAAACACTAAAAAAGAGTGTGAAATTAAATTAGAGGGGCTACAGAATTTTTTCGTGTAGCTATGGCTCATGAAGATCTTGCGTCATATTATAAATTGAATTTTGCTTTGATGCAGCACCATAAATATAGTTTGACGGAGCTTGAAAATATGATGCCTTGGGAGAGAGAAATTTACGTTTCACTTTTACAACAGCATGTTGAAGAAGAAAATCTAAAAGCACAACAAGAAAGGAATAGTCTTTAATGGATGAGGAACAAGGATTAGCATCGCCACTAGCAGGTAGTATAAGGGGTATTAGGAGAAGTATATCTTCTAATGTCTTGACTGGTGGTGCTGCTGCACAACCTCAACCTGACCCACAAGTCACCAATTTATTACAACAAAATTCTCTACAACTCACAAATGTTTCAACTCAATTAGCGAATATATCTGGTCAAGTAACTGGATTAGAAGCTTCTTTAGGTGGAATAAAAGAAAATTTAGCATTAAGCGATGCATTAGATAGACAAAGAGAAGCAGCAAGTCAAAATAGAGAGAGAATACTAGCAGAGCAGGGATTAAGAGAAGGAAAAGAGAGTGCAATAGAAACTAGAATTCAACAGGCACTAACAGCACCAATCCGTAAAATAGCAGAAAAAACTCAATCAGGTTTATTAAATTTAAGTAAGTTCTTCTTATATTTGACTGGAGGGTGGTTAACTCAAACAGTCATGAATATGATTGATGCTAATGCCGAGGGAAATGTTGACCTCATGCAGAAGCTTCAACGAACACTTCAAAGACAATTATTAATTGCTGGTGGTACAATACTCGCTCTGACACTTGGGTTCAAAGGTATATTAAGAGGAATAACTTTTCTTGGGACATCTGCACTTAGAATAGGAAAGGGTGGATTTTTAAGAAGACCATTTGCATCTATAGCTGCCAATATTAAAAGTGGTGCACTTCTTTTAACTGCTGGAGGTCTTGTAGCAGCGGGAGCTGCAGGACTATCACCAACAGGTACGATTGCAGGTGATGCTGTTGTAGGTGGAGGTTTAATGCTTGCATATAATCCTGTTTCTAAATTTATTAAGGAGCGATTCAGTAAAGTAGTTGGTGCTCTTGATAAAAAGTTTCCAAAAAAAGCAATAGCAAAAAAAGTTGCACAAGAGACTGCAAAAAATAGTTCAAAGGTAGTCAAACCTTTAGTAAAGCAAGGTATCTTGGGATTTTTAAAACAAGGTAAAAATTTTATTGGTAAGATTGGAGGACCTTTATTCACATTCGTAGTAACTCTGATGTCTGGTGAAGGAGTTGGAACGGCTCTCGCTGCTGCTGCTGGTTTCGCTGCTGGTGCAAAAGCGGGTGCTGCTGTCGGTGCTGCTATCGGTGCTTTGTTTGGTGGAATTGGTGCAGCACCAGGAGCTATTATAGGTGGTATTATTGGTGGATTTTTAGGAGAAAGTGCTTTCAAAGGTATATTTAAAGGTATTAAGGCGATGTTCGGTTTCAAAGTTGGAAACGAACAAAAAGAGAGTCAAGAAGACGAAGAAATCGGACCAGCAGTTTTAGGTGCTAAGATTAATGAGTCAGGAGCATTTAGTATGCCTGGTGGTTCAACAGGCACAGTTGATTCTCTTAATGAGATTGGAAGAAAAAATAGAATTGTAATAGACAGTTTGAATGATAATTCTGCAGCTGAAATGATTACTCCTAAATCAAAAAATAAATCAGAAGTAGCAACAGCAATATCTACAATCGAAGAGGGTGCTCCTACAATAGTAAATCTTAATGCTGGTGGTTCAAATGATGGTAGTGGAAGTGCACCAGAGGCAGTATCATCTTCAAATAAATCTACAAATGCTCTACCAAACATAGGATTTGATAAAACTAATATTCATACCATGTATGCTACGTCTCAGTATGGAGCTAATGCATAATGTCAATAACTTCAAGAAAAAATTCTTTATTTAAATCATCGATTAGTATCAAATCGATTGGTAACACAGCGACTTCTTTTTTGAAATCTTTGACAAATCAAAGGATAATTGCTCAAGAAATAACTGAAAAAACGAGAGAAACAAATAAATTTAAAAGAACATTGATAAGTAATGACAATAAATTTTTTAGAAAAAGACAAGAGAATATTAGGAGAAAAGATCGAGAAGATGAATTAGAGGCATCACAAATTACAGGTATAACAAAAACTCAGGGAGCTGTCTTGGTAAAAAGTACAAGAGGTTTCTTAGGCAGAATGCTTAATTTTATAGGAATTTTGTTAATAGGATGGGCAGTTAATAATTTACCAGGTATTATAAAAGGAATACAATCTCTAATAAAAAACATCATAAGAATTGGAGGAGTGCTTGGATTTTTTGTTAATGGAGTCAAGGATGTATTAGTAGGTATTGGTTCCTTAATCACAAATACTATTAGTAATATAACTGGTTTTGATTTTCTAGGAGGAAAGAAAGAGGTTGAAGATGGGTTAGAGGGAGCACAGGCAAACATAATGAAATCTCAGAGAGAATTAGTTGAGTCTGCAAATTTATTTGCAGATGAAGATGCTTTCGGTATTCCAAAACCACCTGGATTTGAAGTTGTTGATAAACCTACATTTGGAAGTGAATCACAAGAACAAACTCAAACTAATCAAACAACTGAAACAGATCAAACTGTATCTGAATCTGATGCAGCAGAAATAGATGGAATAGTAGATGAGATTGATAAAAAATTAGAAGTCGATGATGATGAGATAGCACTTGAAATTGAAGGAGTTAAAACTGACACCGAAGGTGTCACTGCTAGTGATGCTCCTGCAGGATCAAGTGGTAAGAGTTCTGCTGGTGCTGTTAGTGCTGAAACTGTCGCAGATCCTAGAGAAGAATTAAAGAAGAAACAATCTGAGTCAATAAAAAATAATAACAAAATAAAGGAAAAATTAAATACTAAAAAACAAGGTTCAACTTTTATTGAGACAAAGGATAGTATTGATAACATCAATAAGAGTGTTACTCCAACAGAAAATACTACCCTTGCTCCCGTTGATACATATGATCCTGATTTTGAAGGTGGAACGGGTGGTAAGAGAAAGGTAAATTTATCTTCACTTGTAACACCAACTAAAAAAGATGTTGATGTTAAATCTAAAAAGAAAAAAGGTCCTATGGTATATGTTGTTACCAATCAGGTAAATAGTGGTGGAGGAGGTGGGTCTGCACCTATGAGTGGGGGTGGCGGTACTTCATTAAATATACCAGAAGTAAATGATGAAAAAATGTTAATGAAAATGCAAAGCACATCATCTCTTAAGTATACGTAATGGCTGCAGTAGATAAATCACTTTACGAAAAATTTACGATAGAATCAGTTGATCAAAGTAAGACCGCTGATATAGCTGCTGGTGTTGTAAACTTCAGATATTATGAAGATGTGTACTCACCAATGTTAACTGCAACTGTGGTTGTAGCTAATACTGGTAATGTTATTGAAGGAGATGATGGTAAGATTCAGTCTCTATACAATGGTTTTCCATTAAGAGGAGGAGAGAGACTCAATATAAAAATTGCAGGTAATTCAGATGATAACGAGGGATTAGAATTAAATGACCTTTATGTTGGTTCAATCACCAACGTAATGATAGAGTCTGGAAGAGAGATATTTACTTTAAATTTGGTTTCAAGAGAAGCAATCACAAATGAAACTGTAAGAGTTGGTAAAAAATTTCCAGTTGCACAGAAGATATCTGACAGTGTAAAAGATATTTGTGAAAATTATTTGAGTACAGATAAGTTGTATGATATAGATGAAACTATGAATCCTTATGGTTTTTATGGAAATATGAGAAAACCATTTACCATATTAACTATGTTGGCATCTAAGTCTGTGCCTGGTAATGTATCAGGAAAAGATGCTACTGCGGGATATTTTTTCTTTGAAACTCAGCAAGGTTTTAGATTCAAATCTATCGACTCTCTAATTAGAACAGAACCTTTCGCAGAAAAATATGTTTATTCACCAGGTATAGTTGATAGTAATGATACTACAAAAGATTTTAAAATATTAGAATTTTCTACATCTAAGAATCAGAATCTTCTTGAAAATCTTGAGAGAGGGGCATTCTGTAGTCATCGTAAATATCTTAATCCATTAACTTTTGAATATACACCAAGAAGTCAAACTATATTTAAACTAGAAGATTATTCAGGAAATATTGAAAATTTAGGTGCGGATATAGACGTTGTTTTACCAAGTCTTAGTTCAAGTGACAGTAGAACACTAGCAAGTGTTCCAAGTAGATATGTTACGGGTATACTAGATATAGGTATAACAGATAAAAATGTATCAGAACTAGGAAACGCTGATCCAGCGAGGATACATTCTCAGGCTATGATGAGATATAATACTCTCTTCACTCAAATTCTTACTATGACAATACCTCTTAACACAAATCTAAAAGCAGGTGACATACTTGAATGTGAATTTCCAAGAATAGATCAGGAGAAAAGAAAAGAACCAGACCCAGAACAAAGTGGATTATATTTGATAAAAAAATTGACTCATTATTTTGATGCAACAGGTTCTTATACAAAGTTACAACTTGCAAGAGATACAACTGGGAGGAAAGCGAAATGATTGAAAATACATTAATGCAAAGTAATTTTCTCGGAAGGGATGGTTTTAAATGGTGGGTTGGACAGGTAGCTCCTGAAGATGTGCAAGGAGCACAGATAAATCGTGGTGGATGGGGGCAAAGAGTTAAAGTAAGAATCTTGGGATATCATCCTGATGATGATGTTGAGTTGACTAATGAAGATTTACCTTGGGCACAAGTCCTAATGTCACCTGAGTCTGGTTCAGGAAAGGGTAATAAAAATAGACCAATAAGAATCGCACCAGGCGATACTGTTCTTGGATTCTTTTTGGATGGAGATACAGCACAACAACCAGTTATTTTAGGAGTCTTTGGTAATACTAGACAATCACAGTCAGTGCAGACTGATGACTATCAACAACCTTTTTCACCTTACTCTGGATACACTAGCAAGGTTCAACCAGATGATTTTATGATTAAAAATGAGGTTGGTGATAGCAGTAAAAGTAGTCAGAAATCAGTCCGACATGTCGATCATGACCTTGCGAAAAAAATTGAAAATGCGAGTGGTGAAGTTGAGAGAGCAGCCAGTTCTGCTATTGGAATGAAAATAACATTTGGAGATACCAGCGGTTCTAGATCAAAAATTACGAAGGCGAAGGGTGAAATAGAAAATGCGATTAATGCTGTAAAAAATGCAACTCCAACACAAAGACTTAATATCATTAATGGTGTTTCTCGTAAATTGACTGGACTAGCATCTGGAATGACGGGCGATATTATCAACACTACATACGCAGATTTAGCACCTAAGTTGAATCAAGGTTTACATAAACTTTATAAAGATGTTTATGGAAAAGTTCTATTAGCAACTCAGAACACTGCGATTGCAAAGATAGCAGCAAATAAAGCTCAGGTTGCAATGGTCGGACCTACTAAAGCAATACAAAACTTTTTACCATGTGCAGCTAAAAACATTACTGATAATATGTTTGGTTCTGTAAGAGATTTGTTGACTGGACTTTTAGATAATGTTGAGAATTTTGTATCTTGTATTGGTGATCAATATGTTGGTGCTTTATTTAATAATATAATTGGTGGTATCAATAATGAAATGAGTGATTTAATAGGTGGTGTTTCAAAAATATTTGATGGTGATTTAGCAAGTATGCTAAGATCAAAAGCAGAGGGTTTATTAGGTGTAGCAAATGCATTCAATTGTGATTTACCCACTGCAGATTTAGGATCAAAAACAAATAGTTGGATTATAGGTAAAGGTCCTAATAATATTAATCTAGAAGATATTTCAAATAAAATATTGGCAGTTGCTAATGCAGCACAATCATTACAAGAGGCAGCAGGAAGTCCTGGTGGTGTTCTAGGAAATTTAGGACTATTTGATTTTTTAAGACCTGACGTAAATACACCTGGTTTTAGTAGTCAATTAGGTGATTGTTATACTGGACCTCCATTAAATTGCTCTGGTATCAAAGTAAATCTCTTTGGAGGTGGTGGAGAAGGTGCAACAGGAAAAGCAATTTTGGGTATGATAGTAGGAGATACTTTTGCTGAACAAACTGGTAGTTTATTAGGAATACAAATGACTAATGGTGGATCAGGTTACAGAACTCCTCCATTTGTAGAGATAGTGGATAATTGTAATCAAGGATACGGAGCAGTTGCAAGAGCAGTTGTAGATTATGATCCAAAATCACCAACGTATCAACAAGTCATTGATATTTACGTTGTGTCACCAGGAGAAAATTATCCAATAATCGAACCTGTTGATGATGACAATGTATACACTGTAGATCATGTTGTTGTTGTTAATTCTGGTGAAGATTATACTCAGAATGATGTAATAACAGACGACAAGGGTAATATCTATACATTCTTCTTAGATAATAATGGTAAAATATTAAATGTAATTCCACCTAATCCAGCAAATACAAACGTAGAACCAGTCACAGTTACACCTCAAATAACTATAAAAACTTCAACTGGATTTGGTGCTGTCCTAAAAGCACAAATTTCACCTAGACCAGAATATCAAGGTGAGATTAAACAGGTCATTGATTGTATTACTCCTCGTGATGGTATAGTAGGATTTGTAAATGGTGAGGCTTATTATGGTCCGTTCCATGTCATGGGAAATGGTATTAAGATGACTGGTGCAAAACACTCTGATACTGATATGATAATATATGATACTCCTCAACAAAGTAGAACTTCTACTGCTGTAATGTCTAATACCTCAAATACAATTACTACAGTAAGTTCACCTGTATATCCAGTTTCTTCATCCACTCAAGGACCTCAAGGTTCACCAGCACCAACAACTCCATCAAGTCCACCTGCATCACCACCATCAAGTCCACCCGCATCACCACCAAGCAGTCCTCCAGCGTCACCACCATCAAGTCCACCTGCATCACCACCTAGTAGTCCTCCCTCTGGTGGTTATGGTTACTGATAAATATTATTACTAGAAAAGTATTATGGGACAAAGACCAGAAGATCAACAAAATTGGCAAAATAGACAGTACGATTCATACGGACCTCATTTCAGAATCGACACTGGTAATCCCCAAATGGGATATAATGGCACTGTTGTTTATGACTTGTTAGGTTCTGGAAGTGATGGAAATACTAGCACGGTTGGAATGAATCATGGTGGTCTATACCACATATACAATGATCAATGTATTGAAATAGTTGGTGGTCAAAAAGTAGATGCTGGTGGTGTTTGTGTTAATATTATTGGTTCCAGTGGAGATGTTACTATTACAGCATTAAGTAATGGAGATGTAAAAGTTACTGGAGCAAATATTATTTTAGATGCTGATAAAAATGTTGAAATAAACGCTGGAGGTGATTTTAGAGTCAAAGCTAGTAATTCTATTAACATGAGTTCAAATACTTGCTATATCAAAGCACCATACGGAAAGATAAGAGTTAGAGAAGTTGGATGGATGGGTGGTGTTTTTGCTGGTACTAGTGTGTCCGAAAGTGTCTGGGGTGCATAATGTCAAAATTCCAATCAGGTGGTGTTCCAGTTCCCGATTATGACGCTGCTGATTCTACTAATATTAATAGAAAGGCTGAATTTACGGATGATGTATTCATCTATGGTAAATTATATGCTGCGTTAGATTCAAAAGATATAACATTCGAGGATGTTCAACCTTTTAAGAGTGTAAGGATAACTGAAAATTTTTCTGTATCAGGTTTCTCAACTTTTTTTGCTACTGATGTAGATTACCTCACTGTATATCAGAGACATAATGTTGGTTTAGGGGGAACTGTCCTTGTTGCAATATCATCTACTTCTGATGCAGAGGGACAAGTAGGAGGTAGAGTTGGAATCGGAACTACTCAACCAGATGATTTGTTTGAGGTAGGTAACGATTCTTTTTTAGTAACTAATCTTGGTAGTGTTGGAATTGCAACTACTCAACCAGCACAAAAGTTTCAGATTAATTCAGAGACTAATTCACTAGTAGTTTCTGATACTGGAACTTTAGGAGTTGGTACAGATAATCCTGGTAATTTCACTGGACTAAATGATAATGCTCATGGAGTTTTAAAGGCAGATTTCGATGGTAGTATAAGGATATCTAGAAACATATATGATTCATCTGGATCACCAGGACAAAATGGATTCTTTATGAATCGAGATGCAAATGGTATTCGTTGGGTATCATTTACTCCTGTTGAAACTGAAGGTGTATTCCTACAAAATGAAGGTGTATTTGTTCCGAATGTTGGTGCAGCACAGTCATTCACAGTTTTGAATTTTGTTCAGCAGAATAGTGAAGGTCTAGGCACAGATACTCTAACTGCCACTGCACAAGACCCAACACAAACAACTGGTATAGCAACTATTTTCACTCAAGATTTATGGGGTCATTCTGGCACTGGTCAAAATGCAGCGATTTACAGACAATCTAGAGTAGGTATCAATCAAATTAATCCTTCAACTCAATTAGATGTTGGTGGTGATTTGCATGTTTCTCAATCAGTTGATTTTGATGCAGCTTTAAATGTTGATGGTGGTGTAACATTTAACGCTAATTTAGATGTAGATGGTCTTGTTACTTTTAATAATTCTCTTGATTCAACATCTATAACGAGTGGTTCAGTAATAATAGATGGTGGTGTTGGAGTTGCAAAGAATTTAAATATTGGTCAAAATGTAAAAATTGAGGGAGCTGATGATAGCACTGATAAAGATACAGGTTCATTAGTAGTTGAGGGTGGTGTTGGTATTGAAAAAACAATCAATATTGGTGGTTCAGGAGTTATCGCTGGAAGACTTGATGTCGAAGATCAAACAGATTCTACTTCTACGACAGATGGAGCAGTGGTTATTGATGGTGGAATGGGATTAGCAAAAAGTTTACACTCAGGTGGAAGTGGAACTTTTGCAGGAAGATTAGACGTAGATGACCAAACACAATCAATCGACACTACATCTGGTGCTGTAGTGGTTGATGGTGGTGTTGGTATTGTCAAAAATTTAAATGTAGGTCAAAATGTAAAAATACAGGGTAATTTAGAATTAGAAGCTCAACTAACAGATTTCTTTGGCGATCAAGGAGTCGGTGCTTGTAAGACTGATTATCGTTTATCATCTTTCAATGTTTCTGGTGTTGGTGTAGGAGTATCTTGGAGACCTTCAGGAGTCCAAACCAAGAGAACTCTATGGGTATCTAAGAATGGTTGTGATACTAATAGTGGACTTTTAGAGGGAGATGCAAAATATACTATCGCTGCTGCAGCTGCTATAGCACAAGAAGGTGATACAATCAAAGTAAGATCAGGTGTTTACATAGAAAATAATCCAGTGGGTCTAAGAACAGATGTGGCAATCACAGGTGAGGATTTACGATTAGTTACTGTTGTTCCAAATAATACTAATAGGGATGTATTTCATGTAAGAAGAGGTTGTTTGATTGAAAATTTAAGTTTTGCAGGAGCAACCATCACAACAAATCATCCTCGATGTGGTGCTGTTGCTTTTCCACCAACACAAGAGAGTGTTAATTCAGGATTAGATTTCCAAGCAGTTTCAGGATATACACCATTAGGTCCTGCAAACGAAGGAGCTGCAGGAAGATGGAGATCTCCATATGTAAGAAACTGCACTAACTTTATGACTGGAAGTATTGGTATGAAGATAAATGGTGATCATGCTGATGCTGCTTTTACTGGAACTAATAATGGTGGGCAGGATTTAAAATCAATGGTTTGTGACTCATTTACACAATACAATGAAGCAGGTATAGGGGTTTCAATATCCAATAATGGATACGCACAGTTAGTTTCTATATTCACGATTGGATGTGAAATTGGAATAGGAGTTTCTTCAGGTGGACAATGTGATTTAACAAACTCAAATAGTTCTTTCGGTATAAAGGGATTAGTTGCTGATGGATTTGGGGATATAGAGTTCACTGGTATTACTACCAATGGTGCGACTGACGCACAGTCAGATACAATTGTAAGTGTTAATACAAAAGATAGTGGCAATAATATAAGAATACCTTTTGATGGACAAGGTGTATATTTTGAATTAGATATGAATAATTATGATGACACTACTTCAACAGATACAGTCACCGCTCCATTACAAGTTATAAGATCAATAGAAGTCATCAATGGTGGTAATGATGGTGATTATAGTGCTGGTGCTCCTCCCATCATTACTTTAAATGAATCACCACAAGGACCAGAATCAATCTTACCTGAATTTTCACCAAACGTAAGTGCTGCTGGAACTATAACTTCTGTTGATGTTCTTAATAGTGGTCGAAACTTTTTACCAACTCAAAATCTAACAGCAACCATATCAAGTGGAAGTGCAACTTTTAAAGTAAATACAGATCCAATTTTATTTACTGTAAGTGAGGCAACTGACTCATCTGCAATAACAGGTATATCAACAGTTACATTTAACGAATTTATACCTTATCCTGTGTTCAATGATACACCAGTTAAATTTGTTAGATTAAGTCGTATTATCACAAGTTCACATTCTTTTGAATATATCGGTGCAGGTACAGACATAAATACATCGAACCCATTCCAAGGTGGAAAACCGATACCTGAGAATGAAGTGATTGCTATAAATGGTGGACAGATTCCATTTACTAGCACCGACCAGAAAGGTAACTTTAGAATTGGAGATGGATTGACCATAGATCAAACAACATCAACAATTCGAGGCAGAGACTTCAACAGGGCTATCCAAGCACAACTAACACCACTGATATTAGCATTGAGATAATATGGCAATCGCACCAGTCAATAAATTTGTATCCATTGCAGTTCCTGTTGCACCAGGTCTGCAGAAGTTGTATGAGGTTCCGACTGGTACATCTGCATTATT